TATCCTTCAAACTGGAATAACACGGGAACGTTGATCGTTGCGGATTCAGGCGGCGACATTGTTTCCGAATTCACGCGTCGCGTCGGTTTTGCTTCGACACCTTTCGCCGGCGCAAACGTTTTCGTTGCTGACACGGCGACATACATGAACCGAACGCCGGCCGGCGTTTTGGGAACGCCTTACGTCACGACATTAGGCGTCACGAATGACTGGAGATCCGAACAAATCATTTACGAATATGTTTTGAAACTTGATTTGTCTTCGATTTACGGAACGCCTTACGAAATCAATTATGTCAAAGCGTTTCAAGTTTTGGCAATTGAAAACGAACCAAACAATTCCGGTTTTGATCAAAAGATTTTCGGATTCGAATTTCAATGTAATTCGGGCGGAATCTGGACAACAATCGAAGGACCGTTTTGTCCGAACGATTGCGATTCAATTCGAGCAATTTACACGGCAAACGAAAGCGGAAATTTCGCCTTCTTCGCGACGCCGACGCCGTCCGGAAACATTGCAAACGTTCAAGAATCCGAAGACGCCGCGTTCAATTTGCCGCAACAATTGAACGTTATTTCGCTTGACTTGACTTATTCGCCGTTTCTCGGAAACTATCAAGCGATCGCGATTCTTGATCCGTCAACTTTGACGTCTGGACTTTCATACGAACTTTGCGGATACTGGTCAAAATTAAACGAGTAAATTTGTAAAAAATGGCGGACCTTTTTGATTCATATATTTCACCAATAAGCGATTCAATCGCTTATTGTGATCAAACGGACTTCAATTGTCTTATTGAAGCGAACACGCGTCTTCTTTGCGGCGAAATTTCGACATTGTGCGGTTCAGACGATTGTTCGACGTTGATCGTCAACAACGGCGTCGGTCTTTGTGATTGCGGCGACACTTGGAACGCGAATTGTTGCGGAAACGACACGCCGTTTTTCATTCCGTTTCAATCCGGCGACACTTACGATTTCCAGTTTCAACAACCTTTAATCGTTGTCGGTGGCGTTTCGGACGGTTGGTCGTCCGACGGAACACTTGATTCGCGTGATTCGGCCGCCTATTTCGAAATTCGAAGTTGTTGTGACGACGAACTTGTTTCAATCGACGAATCAAACTTCAACGACGTCGTGAAAAATCTTTACGTCGGAAATTATACGGTCACGAATTACGACGGAACGACGACACAAAAACAGATTCAAATGATCCGTTTCGATTTGGGCGAAATCGAAAACATCATGAAACAACTCGGACTTGAACCGTGTTTTTATTTTAAATTTTGTTTTACGAAGACTTTCGGCAAAATTCAGGATCCTATCAATCCGGCGAACGTCGATTGTTTTTGTTCGGAGCCGTTCAAAAAAGAACAATGTTTGAACGTGGAAAAACGTTCGGTTTTGATTTCGTCACTTTATTCGCGGACCGATTGTTTCGGAATGTACTACGGAAACCAGTTCGTGAACGTTTTGGGCGGAACGCCGTTCGTGTATTCAAACGAAATTCGCGTTCCGGCGGTCTTTGAACAAACAAACTTTAACATCACGAAGAACGTGATCACGACTTCGCGGAAAACGACTTCAACCGAAGTTTGTGAAAACTGGATCCTTCGTTCGTTTCCTTTGCCTTTGCGATTCATGCGACTTCTTGTTTCTGTAATTGCCGGCGCGGACGTTTACGTCGACGGAAAAGAATTTCAGGTTCAGGGCGAAATTTCAAAGAATAATGAAACCGGAACACGTTGGTTCACCGAAATCAATTTCGAATACTGCAATTGTTCAAAATCTTTAACTTGTTGACATGATCACAATCGAATCAATTCCTTCAATTTTAGCCGACAAAAACTTTCGTCCGAAGAACTTTGAACATTGGGAAAAGGTACGCGAAACAATGTTCGTTCATACGCGCGGAAAGAAACCGGACACAATATTGACGGCGCGACGTCCGAATGAAGATCCAGACGTTCAAAAGTATCGTTTAATGATTTACGAACCGATCACAAAAGGATCAATGAATCGAGCAATCGACAAACTTTTTCGAATCTTTCAAAACGCGAACTTTTCGATTTCAGTTTCGGACGAACTCGATTCATATTTGAACGAACGAAAGTTCGACGGTCAATTCTTTTATTCGTACATTCAAAAGTTTGTCGTTCGTCGAATGATCGAAGATCCGAACGGTTTCTTGATCTGGATTCCGACCGGCGAAGGATTGACGAATCCGTCGGTCAAAGTTGACGTTTCGCCGTTGTTGGTTATGTCCGAAAATTTGAAGATCGTTGAAGAAGACGTTCTTTGTTGGTTGTCACCTGAAGAACACGTTGAAGTTTATTCAAACGGCAAACGTCAAAACACCGGTTTAGTTTATTATGCAATGACAAAGAACGAATTTCTTCGTTTTTATCAAGTTGGAACCGGTCAAAACACGCGATTCGAAACCGAATTGATTTATTCGCACGAAATCGGATCCATTCCGGCGATAATTTTAGGCGGCGACTTGACGGACGAAGATTTCTTCGATTCTTACTTTTCGGCCTTTGTTCCATTCGCAAACGAAGCGATTCGACAATATTCAGACTGGACGGCGGTCATGACAACTTCAGCGTTTCCGTATCGCGAAGAAATCGCGGAAACGTGTTCGGCGAAAGGTTGTCGCGACGGTATCGTTTACAACTCGGAAAACGACGAACATGAACGTTGTGGAACATGTCGCGGAACTGGTCGCGTGATTTCGCGTTCGCCTTACGGCGTTTATTTCCGTGAAAAATCGAATCCGGCACTCGGCGAAAACATCGCGCCGAACGAATCAATGTTGAAATTCATTTCGCCGCCGGTTGATATTATCGCTTATTCTGGTCAAGCGTGGGAAACGTTATTGAAGAAGGCCGAAGAAAGTCTTCATTTGAACGTTATCGACGAAGCACAATCCGGAACGGCGAAACAAATAGATCGCGAAGATTCGTTTTCGCAATTGACAAAGATTTCGAACAATATCTTCGACGAAATCATTTACAAAAGTTTATTGTTCATTGAACGATTCCGGAACGTCACCGAACCGAAAGAACCGATCATCGTCAAACCGATTTCGTTTTCAATGAAGACCGAAGAAGACTTAATCGAAGAAATCACGAAGTTGACCGACAAAAACGCGCCGGTTGCGTTTCTGGTCGAATCAACGAAGGATCTTGCGAAGAAACGGTTTTCAGGAAATAAGGCCGTGACGCGAATGGTTGAAGTTTTGGTTTCTTTCGATCCGTTGTTCAACCTGAACACGAAAGACAAACAACTTCTTCTTGCATCCGGAACGATTAAAAAAGAAGACGTGATCAAATCGCTTTACGCTTATAAGACTTTGACGAATCTTGTTGCGGACAATGGAACCGAATTTCTCGAAAAGACATTGTCGGAAATATTCGCCGAACTGGACGCGGCGTTGAAACCGGTTGTCGATTCTTATTCAATCGGAAACGTGATTCAAATTCCTTCTTGACGTGGCCGAATTTAGCGACGAAATAATCAAGATAATCGCGAAGAAGGACAAAACGATCCAGACGGCCGAACAACGTTTGTTTGACAAACTTGATCCGACGAATCAACGCGTTTTCGCGGCGGTCAAAAAGTTAGTCAATGAAATGAATGTTTCAGGCGGAAAGATTGAATTCGACGACACGAACATCGACATCGTTTCGCAAGTTGACCGAACAATCATTGACGCGATTCAATCGTCTTCAATGCCGTCCGCAATTGCTGAATTCCTTCGCGATTTTGAAACGATCAAGAAGTTCAATTTTGATATTCAAAAGGACGTGAACGATCTTTCACAATCCGAACTTGAAGACTTGATTTCACCGGTTCAACGAACGGCCGTTCAAACAACACTTGACGGATTGACCGGATCCGGCGTCAATGCGAATTTTGTCGAACCAGTTCGTCAAGGTCTTTTTCAGAACATCGCGGCCGGAACGACGAAGTCGGATCTTGAACAATACTTGACGAATTACATTCTCGGAAATCCAAACGTTGACGGACTTTATTCGCGTTATGTCAAACAAGTTTCGCGCGACGCCTTGAATCAATTCGACGGACAAGTGAATTCGCGAATTGCTGAAGAATTCGATCTTGACGCGTTTAGGTACGTCGGTTCATTGATTGACGATTCGCGTTCACAATGTATTCGG